ACTTTGGGGTACTGAAGTATGCCGCAAAGGATTTCATGATGATATATGGATTGCTAGCTTAGAAGCACGTTTACGTAACAGCAAAGACAGTATTGTTATCAGTGATTGCCGCTTTCCTAATGAGATTAATGCTATTAAACAAGCTGGTGGAAAAGTTATTTGGGTTCAACGGGGTGAGTTGCCAAGTTGGCATATTATGGCAGCAAAGGCAAACAAAGGTGATATACTCGCCAAAGAGAAGCTCAAAAGTCTAGGCGTACATGCTAGTGAAACAGCCTGGGTTGGTACAGACTTTGATGCTATAGTTGATAACAATGGAACTATGGATCATTTGTATAAACAGATCAATGATCTGGTGACAAGTCTCCGGGTTTCCACGGAAGATCAAGCCGACTAATTTCTACAATACAATTAAGACAAATAGTTTTTAAATTTCTTAGCTCGGTACTGTTTAAATCACCATCAACGTGATATACCAGTAGCTGACTTGGATGCCTAGCTTTAAAGCCGCAACGGTCACATGCGGCTTTTTTCTTGTAACCATTTAACTGCCATCTTGGACTTTGCGGTTTAAGTTTTTTCTTCTTGCGTATACAAGCATTGCAACGTTTGCGATAATAAATCTTACTATTGTGGTAACCGTTTACAGCAGACAAGTTCTTTTTACATACTTCACATAATGGTCTCATACAGTTATTTATATGGCGAACCTTAATTAAGGCACCGGTTACCGGCTGAGTTTTGCCATAATTGCTAAATATTGATAACCATTTTAAAAGGATGAAATTATGGCACTAGTATCCCCAGGCGTACAAGTCACAATTATTGACGAGTCTAATTATATACCTTCCGCGACAAATTCGGTACCGTATATCCTTCTTGCCACTGCGCAGAATAAAGTTTCAGGAACAGGAACTGGTGTTGCTGCCGGAACATTAAAAGCCAACGCAGGCAAAGTGTATTTAATCACTAGCCAGCGAGATCTTGCCGCAACATTTGGCAATCCGTTCTTCTACAAAACCACAGCTGGTACACCAATCAACGGCTACGAGCTCAACGAGTACGGTTTACTTGCCGCACACTCAGTGTTGGGTATCAGTAATCGTGCTTATGTTCAACGTGCTGACATTGACTTGTCTGAATTAACTGCCAGCCTGGTTCGCCCAACCGGTGCCCCAGCTAACGGCACGTACTGGTTAGATACAACTTCAAGCATCTGGGGCATCCTGCAATGGAATGCAACCACTGGTGCATTTAGTTCACAAACTCCAATAGTAATCACAGACACAGCAGACTTAACTTCAGGCGTGCCTAAAACAAGCATTGGATCAATTGGTGACTATGCTGTAGTTGCAACAAATAACAAGAACCCAGTTTACTATAAGTCAACTGACAATGCTTGGTACTTGGTTGGTAGTATGGATTGGCAACAACAATGGCCAACAGTACTGGGCACTAACTCTGTCACATTCCAAATGACTGCGACGCAGGCTATGATCATTAACGGAGTTTCAGTCTCAACAAGATCGGCACCAAATGCCACTCTGGCAAACTTAGTAACTGACATTAATGCTGCCGCAATTCCAGGTGTGGTTGCATCTGCCAACAGTAGTAATCGACTTATTTTAGCCGCAAATTCTGATGCAGAAAGCGATGGCTCTTCAGCTGATGGCGGTATCATCAACATTGATCCTGCCAGCTCAGACGTTATGCTGTCAGAGTTAGGTATTCAAGATGGCATTTATTATGCTCCAACATTACAACAAAGTCCAAACTACACAGTTCCACGTTGGGGCTCTAGTCAAACTCAACCACGTCCAACTGGATCAGTTTGGAATATGATAACTGCTGTAAATGCAGGTGCAAGTATTGTTGTTAAAGAATACAGTACTGTGTTGGCTAGCTTTGTTACAAAAACTGCTCCAATTTACCAAGATGATGCAGCCGCTAACAAAGGACTTGATCCATCGGGTGGTGGTAGAAACATCACTGCTGGTAGTGTTTATGTACAATATAACGTGGCACCCGAACTACCAAATAACAATAATACATTTACTCTGGAAATTTTTGAGAGACTGACCACAGGTGCTACCACTATCACTGGCGATACAACCACTCCAACATTTACTAACGGTAGTCAATTTGATATTTCTGCCAGCGCACCAAATAGTAGTGTGATGAGTACTCCAGTTGAAGTAACAATTAGCGGAACTACAGCGGCTGCATTTGTTGCCGCAGTTTCAAGTGCAAATGTTCCTTATGTTTCTGCAAATATAAACTCAGACGGATCAATTTCTATGGTTCATAGTCGTGGCGGTGTAATTGAATTACTCAGCACAACTAACGATCCAGTTGGTGATGCTGGTTTTAACACCACAGTAACTGGCGTTCGTTTGTCAAACGCAGATGATGTTGATAGTGCATTAGTTCTTTCAAACTGGATTGCATTAGAGTATACTGCCAGCGCAAATGCTCCAGATCAAGATCCTGCAAACGGACGTGACTGGTACTACTCATCAGCTACACAAGTTGATATCATGATTCAAGACGGAAACGGTTGGGCTGGTTATAGAACAGTTGACAATGATGTTCGCGGATATAACCTAACAGTAACTGATCCCAATGGACCTATCATCAGCGCATCACAACCGGCTACACAAACAGACGGCACACCGTTGGTGTATGGAGATTTGTGGATTGACACATCTGATTTAGAAAATTATCCATTGATTTATCGTTATGAAGAAGTTGACGGTGCTGATACCTGGGTTGCTATTAACAACACGGATCAAACTACCCAGAACGGTGTATTGTTTGCTGACGCACGTTGGGCACCAAACGGCACAACTGACCCAGTATCTGGCGCATACCCAACAATCACAAGTTTGTTAGCCAGCAACTATCTAGATTTAGATGCACCCGAAGCTGACTTATATCCAGCTGGTATGTTGTTATGGAATACTCGTCGCAGTGGATACAATGTCAAACAGTTCAGCGTTGATTATTTCAATGCACAAGACTTCAGCGTTAATCCATACTCGTCCCAGACTGCTTATCTAGTAGGAGACAAAGCTCTGTACAACGGCGTAATTTATGTATGTACTGCCAACAGCACTGGCAATTTGCCAACTAACAGCAGTTTTTGGGCATTGCTTGAAACCAATGCCTGGACAACTGTTAGTGGTAACAAGATTGATGGCAGTCCATACATGGGACGTAAAGCACAACGTGCAATCATTGTTGCCGCATTAAAATCAGCAGTTGATACGCAGGATACACTACGTGAAGAGCAACAACAATTTAACTTGATTGCTTGCCCACAGTATCCAGAACTAATGATCAACATGGTGGCTCTAAACAACGAGCGCAACAATACTGCGTTTGTTATTGGTGACACACCATTACGTCTTGGACCTAGTGGTAACAGTTTGGTTGACTGGGCCACAAACCAAGGCGGCCTAGGCATTGGTGGCGAAGATGGTATTACCACCAGCGATCCATATCTTGGCGTGTTCTATCCACAATGTCAGACCACTGACTTGAGTGGTGGTCAGGTTGTTCAGCCATCAAGTCACATGATGTTACGTACAATTGTTCGCAGTGACGAAGTGGCATTTCCATGGTTAGCACCGGCTGGTGTACGTCGCGGTATTGTTGACAATGCAGAACGTATTGGTTACATTGACAGTCTAACTGGTGAGTTTGTGACTATTGCTACAGGTCAAAGTGTAAGAGATATCTTGTATGAAAACAAGATTAACCCAATTACATTCATTCCAGGCGTGGGCATTACAAACTATGGTAACAAGACCGAAAGTGCTGTGATTAGTGCAATGGATCGTATTAACGTGGCACGTTTAGTTGCATTCATCCGTGGACGATTGATGGAGATTGGTAAGCAATATGTGTTTGAACCAAACGATCAAATTACTCGTAACGAAATCAGCAATGCAATTGATGGTCTAATGATTGACCTGGTAGCAAAACGCGGTATCTATGATTACCTGGTGGTATGTGACGAAAGTAACAACACACCAGCTCGTATTGATCGTAATGAATTGTATGTTGATATTGCAATTGAGCCTGTCAAGGCAGTTGAATTTATCTACATTCCGGTTCGTATTCAGAACACTGGTACTATTTCCGGTGGCGGTGCAGCCGCTGCCTAATAGGCTGGTTGTATGGCATTACAATGCAGAAAAATGGGGCCTATGCCCCATTTTTTTAGACATCACTTGCCATAAATAATTACATATAGGAGATTTTAATATGGCCGTAGCATCTATTAGCAGAATGACAGTTCCTTTGGCAAGTGATCAAAGTAATCCCAACCAAGGTCTGTTAATGCCAAAACTTAAATATCGCTTTCGTGCGATATTTGAAAACTTCGGTATTGCAACACCGCGTACTGAATTGACCAAGCAGGTGGTTGACTTTACTCGCCCATCGGTAACATTTGAAGAAATTCCAATTGATATCTATAACAGCAAATTATATGTTGCTGGTAAACACAGTTGGGAACAGGTTACTGTTAACCTACGTGACGACGCTAGTGGTCAAGTTGCTCGTTTAGTCGGGGAACAACTACAGAA